TCGGCTCTACGCCAGAAGTCATTATTTTGAATTCAAAAACTTTGAGCCAAATCAAAAATGCCAAAAGCACTCTCGCTTTGATTAAACCGACTGCACCAGATGCATCATCGGTTAAGAAATCAGAGCTTTTCGACTATCTTGAAAGCGAACTCGGCTTGACAGTTGTTGTCAAAAACCAAACTTACAAAGATGCTGATGGCATTGTCAAAAAATACTATCCAGACGGACACATCACCCTTGCACCTAACACGCAGCTTGGTGAAACAGTCTTCGGAACAACTCCAGAAGAAAGTGACCTTCTCGGTGGCAGCGTAACAAATGCTAAGGTCGAAATCGTCGACGCTGGTATTGCCGTAACAACAACTACTAAAACAGACCCAGTCAACGTCGAAACTAAGGTCTCAATGATTGCACTTCCATCATTCAAAAACTTGGCAGATGTTTATATGTTGACTACAGTACCTGAAGCTTAGGCGTGGTGGTTGTGTATGGTAAAAGTGATTGCAGGTTTTCGAGACAAACTTACCGACGTAATTTATCCAGCTGGCTCTGATTACGTTGGCGAGCGTGTCGAAGAATTGACGGAAAAGGGTTTTTTGAAAAAAGAGAGCAGAAGTAAAGCTAAGAAGAAATCTGAATAGGGGTGCTTATGGCTGATTTTGAAAACACAGTTTTGAACAATGTGAAAGAAGACTTAGATTTAAGTGACGATATTCAAGATAAAGTGCTGAAGCGATTGATTTCAAAAGTCTGTGACCATTTCAAATTGGCTTACAGCACTGACGTTATCGACGACAAATTTAGTTTTATCATTGAAGATTGCACTATAAAACGTTTCAATCGCAGAGGGGCTGAAGGAGCTAGCTCAGAAACGATTGAGGGACATTCAGTCTCATATGAAGATGTCAAATACGAATTTTTGCCGTATGATGACCTCTTGCAAAAGGAATTTGCAACAGGGAAGGCAAAAAACGGAAAGGTGTTCGTATTATGAGAGAAGCAGAACGAGCAACGCTTGTTTTGAAAACGAGCAAGCCAGCTTACAATCCAGAAACAGGCAAAATGGACAAGGGGGGAACACAAGAAATTGTCGTCCCTTGTTTTGTGTCTGAAATGGGGCTAGAGTTAAAAAATCAACTCTTGAACAACAAACTAAACGTTGACGCTTGGATTATGCGAGTTAATAATCCGATTTCTGGCTCCGTAGAGAGCGTAAAACTTTACGGTAAGAAGTATTACATTATTAATCGCAAAACGTTTTACAAGCGACGTGAGGCTATTTATTTGAGTGAGGTTAATCACGAATGAGTGTTACATTTAATGGTGATAAAGAGTTAGCAAACGCGCTTAATAAAATGGCACGTACAGAAGTTTACAAAGAAATTGTCAAGAAGAATGGTGCAGCGCTTCAAAAGACAGCTCAACGTAAAGCAGTATTCAAAAAAGGGTATTCAACAGGAGCGACTAGACGTTCCATTACTCTTGATTTAGCAAATGACGGTTTGCGTGCAGTAATTAAAGCCAACACTGACTATTCTGGCTATCTTGAAGTCGGAACTCGGAAAATGGAAGCCCAACCATTCATGCGACCAGCTCTTAACGAAATACAGCCAAAATTTATCGACGATTTAAGGAGAGCAGGAATTGTTAAATAAACAACCAGACCAAGAAATACACGACGAATTAATCAAACGGTCTATTGCTCTAGGTTTGCCATCTTTTCCATTTCTGCCAGACGATAATGAGCCTTATCCTTTCATGGTCGTGGCTTATACACAGATTGTCCCACAAGCAACAAAAACTAGACTAATTGGCGAGGTAGCAGTTCAATGTGATATCTGGGGGGATACAGATAACAGAAAGCTTGTTTCTGATTGGGTTGGCAAGCTCATGGAAGAGTTCAGCAATATTAAAAAAATAGGCAGTAGACAATGGTTTATGGAGTACGAAAGCTCCAGCCAAATTATCAAAGACAATTCAACTCCAGAACTGCTTTACCACGGCATTTTGGATTTAAAATTCAAATTTATTTAAAGGAGGAATGAACAAAATGGCAAATTTTGGTAAAAACAAAATTTTGATGTTCCGAAAACTAGGAGATAAAACAGCAGCAGCTAAACTAGCTTTGCAAACGGAACACAAATGGAAATATGAACGTAAAAACGATTCAACAGCTACTAAAGACGGCTCAGTTATTTCTGACAAAGGGCTTGAAGTTACACTTTCAATTGAAGCGGTGGCAACACGAGATGCGCTTAATTTGATGCTGAAAGACTCAGTAGTCAGCGGCTACAAACTTGAAGTGTGGGAAATTGACCTCGCAGGAGAAAAACAAGAAAATAAATTTCCAGCACTTTATGCTCAAGGTTCGCTTAACTCTTGGGAAGTTCCAGAAAACGTTGAAGACCTCGAAACAGTCTCAACAGAAATGGCTATCGAAGGGAAACCAGTTGCAGGTTTCGCAACACTTTCAGACTCGCAAATTGCAGAAATCAATTACGCATTCAAAGATACAACAGAAATCACAGGTCAATAACATTTACGGGGCTTTTTAGCCCCTTTTATTTTAGGTAAGGAGTAACAAATATAATGAAATCACTTGAAATCAACGGAAAAGAATACGATTTGCATTTTGGTATTGATTTTATCCGTGAAATGGATAAACGTTATCAAATCACAAATAGCTCAGGAGCTACTTTCGGCATGGGACTTTCTAGCGCAGTCATTTATATCCAAGATAAAAACCCGGTCGTTTTGGCTGATATTATCTTGTCAGCAACACACACTTTGAAACAGATTCCACGCTTGGCAGACATCGAAGCATGGCTCGAAAGTCAAGAAGACTTGGATAAAGTGTTTGATGATTTTTTATCAGCATTAGCCAATGCACCGTTGACGAAATCAAAAGTCAAAGAGATGTTAGCAGCGGTAGCGGAAGCTTAAGCAACAAAACAACGCTAGCAAATAGCAGCAAGGAAGTATACGAAGATATGCTCGCCTCTGCTATTGGCTTGTATGGTGTCAGCTCGCTAACTGAAGCCAAACGCATGACCATCGAAGAGTTTAACGTGCGCAAGCGTGGCTACTTAATGCGACGCTTGAACAGAGAACGAGAGTTATATTTGCAAGCCTACCTAAATAGATTAATCAAAGCTACGGATAAGAGTGGCAAACAATACGTGTATGCTAAGTTTGAAGATTTTTACAACGAGGCAAAACAACGAAATGCCGTGCTCGGAAACGGTCACGGAAATGCGGTAAATAGTGATTTAGTAGCAATCGCTAAACGCCGTCAAAAATATCTAAAAAAGGAGGTAGCAGATAATGGCAAGTAACTCTTATACCGTCGAAGCAGTCCTTAAAGCGGACACATCCAATTTTACAAGCAACCTAGACAGAGCCAGCAGCGCTTTTAATACGTTCACTAACAGTGCCAAAGGAAAGCTAGGAGCCATCGGCGATAACTTCGAAAAAGTCGGAAATTCGATGAATAAGAAGCTAACCGTGCCGATAATGGCAGGACTAGGTGCTTCGGTTAAGACGTTTACAACTTTTGATGATTCAATGCGCAAAGTGGCAGCAACGTCTGGCATAGCGGCTGATTCATCTAGCAAAGCTTACATGCAAATGCGCAAGCAAGCGCAAGATTTAGGTGCTAGCACGCGCTACAGTGCGTCCGAAGTTGCTGAAGGTATGAACTACATGGCAATGGCTGGTTGGAGCGCTGAGCAAACCATGGCTGGTATTCCAGCAGTCTTAGACTTAGCTGCCGCTTCTGGTGAAAATCTAGGAACGACTTCCGACATTGTAACCGATGCAATGACCGCGTTTGGTATGCAAGCCGAACAGGCAGGAGAGTTCGCTGATATTTTAGCAGCAGCAAGTTCAAACGCTAATACTAACGTTTCTATGATGGGTGACACATTCAAGTATGTTGCGCCAGTTGCTGGGTCGCTTGGATTCAACGCAAAAGATACTGCAATCGCTATCGGATTGATGGCAAATAGTGGTATTAAGGGGTCTCAAGCTGGTACAGCATTGCGTGCAGGTTTAGTTAACTTAGTTAACCCGTCTGAAGCTGCTCAAAAAGCTATGGACACATTAGGAATCTCCGTTACTGATAGCGAGGGCAACATGAAGAGCTTCCGCACAATCATGGGCGACCTGCGTGAAAAAATGGGTGGGTTGTCTGAAACTCAAAAAGCATCGGCTGCGGCAACAATCTTTGGTAAGGAAGCCATGTCTGGTTGGTTAGCAATTATCAATTCATCAGACAAAGATTTCAACAAGTTAACAAACGCTATTGATAATTCTCAAGGTTCCACTAAACGAATGGTTAACACCATGGAAGGTGGTATAGGTGGTGCGTTCCGTAACTTAAAATCAGCCATCGAGGGGCTTGGGATTGCTATTGGTGAACGTTTAGCACCGTACATTGAAAAAGCTGCTAAGTACATCACTGACCTAGCTCAAAAGTTTAAGGCTTTATCTCCAGCGCAGCAAGACACAATTATAAAAATTGCCTTAGTTGTCGCTGCGATTGGTCCTTTGCTGATTGCTATCGGTAAAGTTTTTAAGGCTATAAAAACTGTGATTACAGTAGTTCAGTTCTTAGCTAACCCATTCGGTATTGCTGTGGTTGCTATTATTGCTGCAGTAGCAGCGTTCGTTTACTTTTACACGCATTCTGAAAAGTTCAGAACAATTGTAAATAACGCAATTAATAGTGTTATTAAAGCATGGGATAGCTTAAAAGCAGCGTGGGATACAGCCAAGGAATGGGCAGGCAATGTTTGGAACGGAATGAAAGAGGTTATCAGCAATGCAATCGAGGGCATTAAAGCTACATGGAGTGGTATCAAAGAAAGTTTCATGAACGCTTGGAACGGCATAACCGAATGGTTTTCTAATCTTTGGAATGGAATCAAACAAGCACCGTCAAACGCTGTTGAAAGTATTAAAAACATGTGGTCGAGCGTCAAAGATTTCTTTTCTAATCTTTGGAACGGAATCACGCAAATTTTTAGCACAGTTTGGCAAACAATACAAGCTGCTGTCTTACCTATTATTCAACCGTTTATCGACATCATGCTTAGTTACTGGCAAAACTTATCAATGTCATTCTCTCAAATTTGGGACGGCGTTAAGCAAGTTTTCCAAGGTGCGTGGGAAATAATTAAAGCTATTGTTCTGGGTCCCGTTTTAATTATTTGTGATTTAATCACAGGTAATTTTGGCAAAGTTGGTTCAGACTTGCAGTTGATTTGGCAAAGTATCACAACAGGCGTAAGCACTGTGTGGAATGGCGTTCTCGGGATTCTTTCGGGAATTTGGAACGCTATTCTTGCTACAGGTCAAGCAATATGGCAAACGCTGTCAACAGCTGTAGTAAACATCGTTAACGGTCTTGTTTCGGGTGTTGTTGGCTTATGGAATGGGTTACAAAGCGCTGTGGTTTCAATTGCTAGTGCGATTGCAAACGGAGCCATCTCCGCTTGGAACAGTTTAACCAGTGGGGTTTCTAGCCTTGTTTCTGGCTTTGTCGGCACGATTACAGGACTATGGAACGGATTGAGCAGTGGCGTAATCGGCATAGCTCGTGGGCTTGTTTCTGGCGCTATTGGTGCGTTCAACGGATTGGTTGGCGGTGTCAGCTCGATTATAAGTTCCGTCAGTGGTGTTTTAAGAAGTCTGGGCAACATCGACTTGGCTGGTGCTGGTGCAGCAATTATGAATGGCTTTCTGGGTGGCTTGAAATCTGCTTGGGGAGCGGTTCAAAGTTTTGTCGGTGGCATTGCCGATTGGATTCGTGCCCACAAAGGACCAATCAGTTATGACCGAGTGCTTTTAAAGCCTGCAGGTAAAGCAATCATGCAAGGTTTAAACGATGGCTTGAACGATATGTTCGGACAAGTTCAAAATACCGTGCATAATGTGACAGCTATTTTTGAAGAGTTTGACCCAACTCAAACGGTAACGTTTGGTGTTGAAAGCAATACAAAAGCAGTTGCTGACAATATCCAAGATTTTCAATCGCAATTGCGAAGCAATATTGCTGATTTTAACGCACAAATTGCTGATATGATGTCTAATAACTACAGTTATCAATTTGAAAGCGGTACTTACTCAAATAACATCGAGGTTACTTATCGCAATCAAGAAGGCGAAAAATTAGAAATTATCAGACAAGCTATTGATACAGTTAAGCGTGCCGTTTCTCGTGATACAGTGCTAAATGTTGATGGCCGAGAATTTGCAAGAGCAACTGGTGATGACATCGATGGCTACTTAACTAACAAACAAAATATTGAAAATTTAGTGAGGGGGCTTAAATAATGCCATTTACATATAACGGCGTTGATTTAACGCCTTTTTTAAATTTTATAAAAGCAAAGCGCACAATTGGTAATGAGCGCAAGTTGACAACAGAAGATATTCTTGGAACTGGGGAAGAATTGCAAGAGGTCACTTTTGCTGGAAAAACTATCGAAGTGACAGTTTCACTAGCTTCCAGAGATATGGCTGGAGGGCGTTTCTTTGATACAATCGAATACACCCCAACCGTTCGAGAAGACTTAGGTGAGATACGAGACCAGTTAGCAAGGGTTTTAAACACTAGAGAAACACACGAGCTAGTGTTGCCAGACGAGCCAAATCGCTATTATAATGCTATTCCTAGCGGTGATATCGAGTTGCAAGACATCTCTGATTGGTATGACGAAACAACAATCAAGTTTTATGTTCCAGATGGAGTTGCGCACACTAGAGCCACACGCACTTTTGAGTTTGCAAAAAACGACTTCGGCGTATACGAAGCTGAAATTGTCAACGAAGGCACTGAAGACGCATACGTCAACTACGAAATCAAACTCAAAAAAGAGTCAGGCTATGTTGCAGTTACAAGTCCTTATGGTTTACTGCAATTCGGTAAGTATGACGAAGCAGATGGCTATATTGACCGTAAGAATGTCGTGATAACTAACAATCAAAAAGGGGACTTTGCCAATTGGACAGACAGCAACGTGTTTTATGAGAATCAAAGAAAAATCATAACAACCCAAATGTCGTCAGATGCTGCTTTCGGAGGACGTCTCGGGCTTATGCCAGCAAGTTTTCCAACAAGCGGAACTGCTGGGGCGTTTGGCTATGGCGCTTGCAAAGAGTACATATTGGAGACGCCAGTCGAGCAGTGGTATATCTGGGCGAGAGCTTGGTTTGAAACTGGTCTAGTAAGTCAAAATGGTGAATGGTGCCTTGCGGTGATTGATGAGGATAACCACCTTTTGGCTGGTATGGCTATTGAAAAGAATGACCGCACACGTAACGACGCTTACGTGCGTTTTTTGGTTGGTGACGGCAACGGCGGAAGCATAGTTAAAAAAGACATCAAGTTCACGCCGTCCTATTGGATACCACCCAACCCGTATGGTGCCCAAGCCATCGACCGCAACTCAAACATGTTTGACCTCGTCAAAGAGAAAGACCGAGTGCAGTTTTTCTGGTACGGAAGTTATTTTCCGTTCCCAGCTAGCCAGCTTAACGGCAAGAAAGCGAAACGCATTCAATTCTTCGTTGGAAACTATGCTGGCTCAAACAGTACAACACAGCAATTTGTCACACATCACTATCTAAACGACTTCACTTTCTTTGAATTACATGTACCTTATTGGAAAGATGTCCCAAATCGCTATCCAGCTGGGTCAGTAATCAAAATTGACGGCGAGAAAGGTGAGTTTAAAGTCAATAATCAAATCAGAAAAGATGATGAAATTTTAGGGACATCATACTTCAAAGTCCCGCCAGGAACTACGAAAGTGCATCTTAACATGTCAAGCTTTGCCGAAATTGAGAGCGCTAAAGCGATAATTAAGGAGGTATATATTTAGATGGAAAACGTACGTATTGCAATTCGTGATTCAACAGACAGTCATAATGTAGCTTTTTTTGATAATATTTCTGGTATTCGCTATCAGAGCGCTAATCTACAGCGTTTCTTGGCTGGTTCAGCTAGCATTTTGACAATCGAGTACAATTCAAAAGATATTGATACCATCAGAACTGGCTGCAAGCTTGCTTTTATCTACAAAGGGCGTCCTTATTGGTTGAATATCATGGATTTGAGCAAAAAGGGCTATAAGGTTGAAATAACAGCTTATTCTATTGGCCTAGAGCTTAATCAAGAAGAGCGGGGGGCGCACAAGCCAGCTAATGCAATGAGCTTCGTCGAATATTTGGCTTATTACGACCCAGAACACGCCTTAGAGCTTGGTATTAATGAAGTAGCAGATAAACGTATCAAACTTGAATGGACTGGCACAGACACGATTCTGGCACGTCTTTTCTCAATTGCTAACAGCTTTGATGCAGAACTTGAATTTACTGTCGAATTGAACCAAGACTACTCGTTAAAACGTCAAGTATTGAACATCTATAAGAAAGGCAATCTCGGTTCTAATCGTGCTGCTAGTCCAATTCGTGTTGGACGTGGCTTAAAAGTCATTAATTATAGCGATAATTTGAAGGAGTTACGCACAGCGGTGCGTGCTACTGGTAAGGACGGGTTGACTCTTGATGGGCTGAACAAAAAAATCTATGATGATGACGGCAATCTACTTTACTATTCTAATGCGAATACAGTCTATGCGCCTCAAAGCCGTGATAAGTACCCATCAGTCGGCAAGAAATCAAATGATAACTGGATTATTAAAGAGTTAGGAGAAACCGAATACAGCACCAAAGAGGCTCTCTGGGGCTACATGCTTGGGGAACTTAAAAAGATTTGTTTGCCAGAAATTACATACGATATCGAGGGGGCTATCAACGGAGATGTTGGCGACACACGTACTTTGATTGACGACGTGCATTACGACCCTCCACTTTACGTACAGGCTCGCATTTCGGAGCTTACCGAAGATTTAATCACTGGTAGAGTTACAAAATCAACGCTTACTAACTTCGAGCGCAAGTATTCACAAGTTGCTAGCGAATTACTTAAACAAGTCGAAGCACTCGCAGAGGACGCAGCGCCTTACATTGTTCGTTTAAGCACTGATAATGGCTACAATTTTAAAAACGGTCAAGGCTCAAGCACAATCACAGCTAAGCTTGAAAAGTATAGCAAGATTGTTAATGCAGATTGGAAATGGCTTATCAATAACAGCGTTGTCAGCGAAACATCAAGTGTTACAATCAACGCCAGCCAAGTCACTGGCACGCTAAATGTTGTGGCAGTTGCAATTGTTGGCGGTAACGAGGTGGCTCGTGAATACATCACATTCACCAATTCTGATGATGGCGTTGGTATTAAATCAATCAAACGTTATTACACGACTAACGACCAGTCAGAGGGTGTCACAACAGGCGGTCAAAACTGGTCTACTAAACCAACGACTGTTACAGCAGACAAAAACTATATGTGGTCGTACGACGTCATCACGTACACGAATGACACAAGTTTAGTTACTGAACCAGCTGTTATTGGCGCTCGAGGGGATGACGGTCTGGATGCTGACACGACAGGTATCACAGAAGCACTTGACAAAGCTAAGCAAGAATTGACTGCTTTATCGGCCAATATCGAGAAAGTGCGAGATGATTCGCTTGCAGCAGTCGAAGAAGCTAAACAGCAACTCGCCGCAGTTGCTAAGGACTTGAGCACTGCTAAGCAAGACTTACAAACACAGGCTAGTCAACTGCAAGCACAAGCCAGTGCACAGTCTGAACTAACCAAACGTGTGTCAACAGTCGAAGAAACCGCAAATGGTACGAAGACGACTGTTAGCGAATTAAGTAAGACAGTAGCTCAAAATGGCAAAGACATTACTAGCGTTACCGCTCGAACTAAGACAGTTGAAGATGATTTAACAAGCACTAAAACGACTTTGTCACAAGTGCAGACGACTGCTAATAGTGCTAATCAAAAAACAGCGACGTTAGAAACCAGTTTGAATGGTGTTAAAACCGACTTAACAGCTACGACTACGACTGCGAACACGACAAAACAAAACTTAGCTAGCTATCAAGCTAGCAATGATAAGGCAGTCGCAAACTTGCAAAGCAATCTTCAAACAGCGAACGGTAATATCAGTAGTCTGCAAACGAAGATTGAAGCTGTTCCCGGACAGATTACAAGCGCAGTGTCAGCTGTTGAGGGGAAGATACCGACAAGCGTTGGCAGCACCAATCTTTTGCTTTATTCGGCAGACCCTTCAAAAGCACCTAGTGGATACTATGATTTTACTAGTGCACAGAAAACAAGCGAAACATACAATGGTTCAGTAGTATATAAAACGCAAGGCATTTGGAGTGGTATTAGAGTAAATTTAGGCATTCTCGTTGACAGAGGTCTTTTAAAAGTAGGTGACGTATTGACTTATTCAATCGCTATGCGAGCAGAACAAAAAACACCAATACAAGCTATGCTTTTTATTAGATACACAAATCAAAGTGCTGCAGACATCCCAACTAATAAAATTGAGATTGTTAATTTAACTACAAATTGGCAATATGTCAGTATCACATTTACTGTTACTGCAAAAATGCTTGCAGAAAACACGAAAGTTACATATTTAGGATGGGAGCTGACTTCAAATGCTGAAACAGATAAGTATGTGTATTATGCTTGTAACAAGATTGAGCGTGGCAACATCGCAACTGACTGGTCACCAGCACCAGAAGACACAGTTAGCCAAATTAGCTCGCTATCTAGTCAAATTAAGCAAACTGCTGACGGCATGACGTTGCTTGCTACTAAGACAGAACTAAACACAGTCAAATCTGACTTGCAATCTGGTATTTCGACAGCCACAAGTAAAGCTAATGCTGCACAGTCAACAGCTGACAGTAACGCTCAAACAATCAGCACACACACAACTCAAATCAGCGCATTGAATACAGGCTTGCAAGCTAAGGTTTCACAATCTGACTTCAATACACTTTCTGGTCGTGTGACAACTTCAGAAAACAATATCATAGCTAAAGCTAATGAGTTGAGCAGTAAGATTACGAGCGTTGAAGGGAAGATTCCAAAAAACGTTGGCGGAGCTAACTTATTTAAAGGTAGCCGAGATTTTAGCGGTACAGACTGGGTTAATAAAGACAGTGGTATATATGCTGAAGATTATCAGGGCGTCAAAATTTTTAAAAAGCAAACTTTATGGGGCGGAGTCTCACAATATTTTGAGGTAAAAACTGGTGAAGAGTACGTGTTTAGTGCATACGTTAAAAGTAGCGCTAAAACAGACAGAATTACATTTTATTTAGTCCACGGTTCAAAACAACCTCAAGCAAGCGGTGTTGTAAGCTTTAACTCTGACAATAGTCAAGACGCTGTAACTTTTGACTTAACAGACGAATACCAAAGAATTGCTATTAAAATCAAAATCACTAAAGATGGCTGGATAATGCCACGTTTAGAGCGGTATAACAGCGACGCTTATCTTTTCTTTGGTGGCTATAAGTTAGAGCGTGGCAACATACCAACAGACTGGTCACCTGCGCCAGAAGACTACGACAGCAAGCTAGCCAGTGCGCAGTCCGAAATCAAACAGACGACTGATTCGATTAGCGCAGCAGTTTCGAGTGTAGAGACCAAAGCTGACACAGCACAATCAACAGCGAACACAGCTGCTTCAAAAGCTGATGCAGCTCAAGCAGGTATTAATACGCTAGACAGCACGACGGTTAAAACAGCTACCTTAAATCTTGACAACAACGGATTCGTGACAAAAGTCGGTAAAACGGTTAATGGTAACACGTTCGCGACAATGATTGCCCAAAATGAATCAGACGTTCAAATTATCGCTAAGAAAATGAAAGTTAGTGGTGACATGATTGTCAATGGTGAGATTACAGCAGAGAAATTAAATGTCAGCAATCTGTCTGCCGTCAACTCAAATCTCGGTAAAATTGAAGGTGGTTCGCTCTTGCTACAAGAAAACAAGGTTGCAAGTAACTCAATTGACAATTGGGGCACATTCAATCGTCCAGCGCATAAGCAAGGTCTATATATGGACAATCGTGGATTAGCTTCATCTGGTGCGATTCAACGAAAAAATGGCGGCGAAACAACGCCAACGGATATGCCATTGGCGGTTTTACAATCTGGAGAACTACGCTTCTTAGTCGTTGACTACAATGACAATCTCGAGGACGTCTTACACCATGGTCTGTCTGACCCGGATTTTGGTGTTATCCGTTTTGAGATTGACAGCGAGCTTAAACGACGTTTAACCATGACGTCGTCTGGTTATTTGAACTTTCAAGCGTCAAATTATACCGACTGGATTCCGCTTAGCCAGCAAGGCTGCGAATACATGATTCAGGGACGTTTGGTAGTTGTCAACTATGACGTCACCTATAGTCAACGTGGCACTCATAAAATCGGCGTCATTCCACAAGAATTCGTTAAGAAAGAGCTCATGCTTACTGCTAAAGCGTGGTCAATCACACCGAATGACAAGAACTTCCAGTTGAACGCTGACGGCGGTCTTTATTTGCTAAACGCTGACGCGAATGTCACTTATCGTGGAACATTATTATTTAGTTATTAAATTAAAAAAGGAGAAAAACAAAATGACAGAATTACTTGATACTACTCAAATTACACAACCTTTTGATTTGCCAACAGCAGTCAAATACATGCGAGAAAACGGCGAATATATTCGTTATCGCTCAAACGGATATGATTTCTACATGTATATTTCAAAAGAACAAAAACCAGTTGTGGTTGATGGCAAACGTCAGCTTAAAGAGTTTGAAAAAATCTATGGTATTTCACAGTATGGCGGTTCAATCACTAGCATTCCTGTTTCAGATTTACTTGATGCAAAATGCTATATTATGCAATTTGACGAAGATGGTAATCCAGTCTGGAACGAGCCAACAGAAACAAATGCTAGTGAAGCTTAGGAAACAGAAGAGCTTATGCATGTCGAAATTTTAACAGGATTATTCTCATTGCTTGCTAGTTTGGTCGGCACTTTTGGCGGTATTATCACGAGCACTAAACTGACAAATTATCAAATTAATGAGCTAAAAAAACAGGTCGATAAACATAACAGCGTCATCGAACGTACCTTTAAGCTGGAAGAACACAGTAAGTACGTTGATGAACGCATTGCACGCTTGGAAAGTGAGGCTGAAAAGTGAAAAAGTATTTTGAAAAGTTAGGGATTAAAGTTTTAAAAACAATGGCACAGGCATCAGTAGGTGTCATTGGCGCCAGTACATTAATTAGTCAAGTTGATTGGAGAGTTGTTGTTTCAACCGCCCTCTTATCTGGATTGGTTTGTGTACTAACTAATTTGTCTGACTTAAAGGAGGAAGACGTTAATGAAGATTAAACAATTATTGGCAAGCGCATTGTTAGGTGCTAGTATTCTTTTGCAATCAACGGCTTATGCTGCTGTCGGGGACCAAGGTGTAGACTGGTCACGATATCAAGGTCCTAACGGTGTCTTTGGTTACAGTCATGACAAGTTTGCAATTTCCCAAATTGGTGGTGTCAACGGCGGTGGGATTTACAAACAATCAACGTATGAGACACAAGTTGCATCAGCAATTGCACAAGGAAAACGTGCCCATACTTACATTTGGTATCAAGTTGGTAGCAACGCAAGTCTTGGTGAGCAAGTCTTAAATACATTCTTGCCACAGGTTCAAACGCCAAAAGGATCAATCGTAGCTCTTGACTATGAAAGTGGCGCTAGCCCTAATAAACAAGCGAATACCAACGCAATCCTTCATGGTATGCGTATGATTAAGGCGGCTGGTTATACGCCTATGTATTACAGCTACAAGCCTTTCACGTTAGCTAACGTGTACACAGACCAGATTATCCGTGAGTTCCCTAATTCGCTTTGGATGGCTGCGTACCCAAGTTACAATGTAACTCCAACACCGAATTATGACGTTTTTCCATCAATGGATGGGGTGTCTATCTATCAGTTTACCTCTACTTATATCGCAGGCGGTCTTGACGGTAACGTCGACTTGACTGGTATCACGGACAATGGTTACACTAAGAACAACAATCCAGTGACTAATACACCAGCTATTAGTCAAGGTCAACAAGCAGAAAACACTCCTAATTCTGATATTAATACAGGAAACCAAGTCAAGGTTAAATTCAGTGCTAACAACTGGGCTACAGGGCAAGGTATTCCATCTTGGGTCAAGAATAAAACATACAGCGTAGCACAAGTGTCTGGCAATCGTGTGTTGCTAGCTGGTGTTAACTCATGGATTAATAAAGCAGACGTGGAAGTTGTTTCGGTCTCGTCTGCACCAATTCAAGCACCAGCAGCAGGCGGAACGTATACGGTAAAATCTGGAGATACGTTGTCTAGTATAGCTGCCAAATTTAATACTAGCTATCAAGCGTTAGCAAGTTTGAATGGTATTTCAAATCCAAATCTCATTTTTGCGGGGCAAACCTTGCGTGTCAACGGCGCAGCAAGCGCTGGGTCAGTTTATTACACGGTGCGAGCAGGAGATACCCTATCAGCTATTGCAAGCCGTTACAACACTAGCTACCAATCAATCGCTAGTCTTAACAGTCTATCAAATGCTAATCTCATCTACATCGGTCAAACGCTAAAAGTTAAATAAATGCCTTAACACCCCCAGTCTTCGTGGCTGGGGCTTTTTTGTTTGACAAAAAAAGTGATAATGGTGTAGAATAGAAATTGGATTCGTAGTAATACGGACGCATAATTGAAGCACGTTATGTGGCTTGGTAGAGCTTAAAAACTGTTCCTCGGCGATAAGCCTAAGAAGCACAAAGAGGAGTTAGAGAAGTCATTCCTCTCTAATCGTTAACCCCGCTGGAGGATTATCCAGCCATGCTTTTAAACTGGTCGAATTCGACCAGTTTAAATTTTCATTATTTATTTTGCAGGACTAGCGTTAGTTAGTCTTTTTTATTGTTTAAAAAGTTAATATGTGCTATAATATTGTTATCGCAAGTTTAAAACAGCTAACTAAATAATTTAGTGAAGATTGTTTGACAGCATGCTAAAGTTATACGCTTAATAGCTCGTTACGCTAACGGTGGGATACTGTCGTTAGATAAGTAATCAATCTTTGATTGTTGCGAAGTGAAAGAATAGCAAGAGTGCGTGTGACGTGGAGGATATGTGTAACTAGGCTAAGTTTAAACGGTGGTGGCGATAATAGACGTCTCTGTGAGAAATAATCCTGCAAGCCCAAGCTTGACCACTTGAAGCAAGTAGGAAGTTGTCAAAATAAGCCATTGTGCGCATTGACGAGTTAAAAGCTCGTTGCTTACACCAAAAAATTGTACAAGTAGCCCAAAAGCGCAAGTGATAAATTGGAGATATTGTCACATATTTACGTTTCTGAATGTTGGGTGAACGTTGAAGGTAACCAGTCCTGTCTAGTCATTGAACCTCTTAGGAAGTTATGAGGTAGCTCCTCGTAGCTCAGACCTAAGACGACTATCAGCTAATAAGTTGCATATATTTGAAGCAGAGCGAAGGCTCATTTAGTTAGTTGTTTTAAATTTGTGATAAATCCATACCCCCGAGGGGATATGTGATGAGGGGCTAACATTTTGTTAGCTCTTTTTTTGTTGTTATTATGGCCACCAAATCAAAAAGTCCGATTCAACAAACTAGAAATTAAAAAAATATCAAATTTTGTAAAAAAGTTCTTGACATATTATAATATATATATTATAATTAATTTATAAAATAAATAAATACAAAAGGAGAACAAATGACAGAAGAATTAACAGCTCAACAACGAGCTAACAAAAAATGGAATGAAAGAAACAGAGAACACAGAAATTATCTGACCAAAAGGTCAACGTCTCGTGGTTTTATTCGCAATAATGCCACAAAAGAAGATTTACTTGAATTACAAAAACTTATTCAAGAAAATTTAAAAAAATTTTTAAAAAACTCTTGACAATATGTATTATATATACTATAATATAATCATAAATAAAAAATAAAAAAAGGTATTCATTCTCCCCGACCAAAGTTTGAATGAACACCTAAAGTAAACATTACTATCTAAATAAGATATATCAATAGTATATCAAAAAGTATCTAGATAGTAAACAGCTAATAGGTACTTTTTTAGTACCTCAAAAAGAAAGAGGTAAAAACATGAAAAAAATACTATTTGTTAACCGCGATACAAAAACATACGCTTTTCTTACAGCTGAACAGGCTCTTGATATTATGATGACCGAATCACGAATTTATGAGGTTTCTGACAACATCGCTTATTTAGATAATGACAGAGTTATTGAATATTATAACGACATGCGAGAATTTAACAGTAGGATGAAAGGATTACAAGGATTAAACTACTCTGACATTACTGAATTATTTAACGACTAGAAAGAGGTACTAACATGAAATACATTACAGAAAAAACTTCGTTTAACACTTACAAATTTGAAATAGTTGAAAAAATTCCAGCTGGCTATTTTGTTTGGAATGTTGGAAAATTAAAGCAACACGAAGATTACTTGGCACTTGCTGAAAATTTACCATGCGAAAAATTCTTAATTAACCCGAACACTTTAAAAGCTATTAAAATCAAAGACGACAAAACACATTCGCTACTTATGCGTGGTGCTAGTTATGGCGTAGGAAGTTTGAGTAAATGCAAGAAAATTCTTGAAAGAAAAAACGCAAAATATAAAGAATTGGCTGAAAGACTACAACCTATATTCGAGGAGCTAACAGAATGATTTATCAAGAAATTAATTTGCCCATTTAGGCGCAGTTGCTTATCATGGCTATTCTTATTCCAATCGGTATTGGAATAGCCAAAATAAAGCCAACAGAGGACGTTAAGCAAAAAATCTTTGTAAAAAACTCTTGACATATTATAATATATATATTATAATTAATTCATAAGATAAAGAAAGACAAAAGAGGTATTCAAAATGAAAAACGAAACAGGAAAAGTCATCGTTAGCAAAAGTCAATATGCAAATCTTATCAGGCATTTTAACACTGTAGAGGATTTTAAAAATAAATTTAATAAACTTACTTATTACGACGCATTTTCTACAGAGGCATCCGAATATAAACGATTGAAAGTCTCAGAACACGAATACAAATTTCGTGTTTCTGTTCAAAAAGGATTGTATGGCACAGAAGCTAAAATCACAAAAGATTTTCAATCAATTCTTGATTACATTCAAAAACAATTGAAAGTAACTGCAAAATAACCAAAAATATATGTTATAATAAAAGTGCCTCACGAGGTACTTTTTTATCTTATCTATCCTACAGCAACACCCGATTATTCGGGTATTTTTTTATGGCAAAAACGTGTCCAAAAACTTTAAAAAAGTTCCATTTTATAGTGCATGTTCAAAAAAGTTCAATATAAAAGTAAAAAAAGTCCAAAAAATTGAACAAAAATACTTGACATTATCTTTCTTGCACTGTATAATAAAAACATAAAGTTCAATAAGTTGAACAAAAAGAAAAGGGGTGTCCATTTGGTTTACAAATATGATTATTCTAAATTGAACGGTAAAATCGTTGAGGTTTTTGGCACAAAGAAAAAGTTCGCAGAAAACATGAACTTATCTGAAAAATCGATATCTTCCAAAACCAACAACAAACGTAGTTGGCAACAGCAAGAAATTTCAAAAGCTTGCGAACTGTTGCATATTCCAAATAATGAAATTAATTCATATTTTTTTAAACATTGCATTCAAGACATTGAACATAATTAGAAAAGGATAACACATGAACGAATTAATTAACGTAACTTTAAACGAGAACCAAGAGCCTGTCATTTCAGGTCGTCAACTTCATCAAGCCTTGGGAGTTAAGAAACGCTTTAGTGCGTGGCTCGGACAATATCTAGATATGTTTATCGAGGGTTATGATTTTATGGATGTACCCGAAAGTACACCCATAAAAAACGGAAACGGGCGCATTCAATATTTAGATGATTATACACTATCTATCGATATGGCTAAGCATATTGCAATGATGACTAAAACCGACAAAGGCAAAGAGGTTCGTCAATACTTCATTCAAGTCGAAAAAGATTTTAATAGTCCTGAGAAAATCATGGCTCGAGCTCTTAAAATTGCCGACCGTAAAATTATTAAGCTGGAGGCAACAATCGAAGAACAAAGACCTAAAGTCATCTTCGCTAACGCAGTCAGCGCAAGTCGGACGTCTATTTTAGTTGGTGAATTTGCTAAGCTTATGCGCCAAAACGGCATCAACTTAGGTCAAAATCGAATGTTTGCATGGTTGCGAGAAAATGGCTATCTAATCAATCGCCAAGGTAGCGATAGAAATATGCCGACACAAAAATCAATGGAGCTTGGATTATTTGAAATCAAAGAAACGACTATCAACCATTCAGATGGTCACATCAGTATTAATAAAACACCTAAAATCACTGGCAAAGGTCAATTATATTTCGCCAATAAGCTACTGAACGAAAATAACAAAGACAATTAACCAAACACTTTCAACAGGTTTGATTGATTAAAAGTAAAAAAATGTTTTTAAAAAAATAAAAAAACTTTAAAAAAACTATAAAAAACTATTGACATCGACTTTATTTTGGGTTATAATAAAGTCACAAAGTTAAGGAAGGGGGTCAACAAATGGAAATTCTAAGACCAAACACATCAATTCGAGTAATTCGAGCAAGAGAAGGACTAACTCAAAAAGAATTTGGCGAATCTCTAGGCGTAAGCACTCAAACTGTTGCTTTGTGGGAAAAGAACATATACACAATCTCAACTAGCAATTTGATTAAATTGTGCTCAACTTATCACGTTTCAACTTTTGATTTGCTAGGAATTTAATTCATTAGCACGTTAACTTTAATTAAAATTAGCACTTCCAGCTGAGCCGGTAACACGTCATCGATTAGCAGCTATGGCTCTAACAAGGAGATAACCTCCTTTAAAATAGATAAAAACGCAGTTATTAACCAACTCTAAACAATGATTTTTCATAAAGCTACAATAATTGACAACCTTGTTAGGGCTTTAACTGCTAATTGATGGCACAAAAAAAGCCCATTGCAGAAACAATGCGCTTACCAAAAAACATAATTACATTATAACACGAAAGGTAGCTTTCGGTAAGACTAGAAAGAAGGAAAAAAATGGATTCATTTATTATTTATTTCAGTTTAACAGCAATCATGTATGTGCTTATATTGCCATTTGTAGGCAAGAGAGCGAGAAAGAAAGAAGAAACAAAGCGCGTGTATTCAAAACGTTTACCTTGGGAAGAAAAACAAATTGCATACAATCGCATGCACGGTTTGCCAGATGATGCAATCTAAGAGAGGTTAATAACATGTACGTATACGAATACAGCTGCTTAGATTGTGGCGAGCGTTGGGAAATCATTGATAGCTATCCACCGCTTGAATGCCCAGAATGCGAAAGCGAAGATATTTGTCAAACATGGAAAGCGAAAGCGTATGATTAACGCAATCATTTTGATGAAAAATAGGGGATAAGATTAATGCATATTAACGAGGTTAAAAATAATGCTTTCTACCAATTTCCGCAATGGCTTTTGAAAGAAGAGCCATATAAGAATTTGGGTGATAAAGCGAAGCTTGCTTACATGCTGCTTTTTGACCGAAGAACACTCTCGATTAAAAATAAATGGTATGACGATAACGGTCAGATCTACATGTATTTTACAATTGACCAATTCATGCAAGAGCTTAATTGCTCAAATAAAGCTGTTCTAAAAGCCAAGAAAGAGCTAGTCGAGGTTGGATTGCTGGAAGAAGTAAGACAAGGAAGAAACAAGCCAAACAGGTTGTATATTAACGGACGTGAACAAAGTACACTTCTGGAAGTGAACAAAGTACACACTGGAAGTGAACAAAGTACACTTCTGGAAGTGAACAAAGTACACGCAATCAATACTAATAATATCAATACTAATATATCAAGACTAAGTAATCAACAACAAGGGGAGGTTGATGAAATTCGCAAATCTTACGATATGTTTTTTGAAGCTTTTCCGAAGCAACGAAAGAACTCATTTACTCAACAGGACATCCTTGCGGATATTGATGAATTTGGAACAGAACTTTACCAGTACGCTTTAAAACTAGCTATGGCTAACGAAGCTAACTATCCATCATATATTGACAGAATATTTACTTCATGGCGAAATGAAGGTGTAACCACTTTGGAACAAGCAAAAGAAAAACAAAGTAAGCACAGCAAGAGTAAGCCTGATAATGATTTTGTTGGTTTTGGTGTTCAGGGGTCGGGGTATTAGTTTATGAATGAATTTACAAACACACGAAATACTTTGATGCCATTTCCAGAAGCAAAGATGGAGCAATCGAAAGAATGGTGCGATAAGCATCAATGCCAAAAGGTTAAAATTGCAAAGACCGGAGATGTGATTTGTCCACAATGCAACAAAGAAGAGCGTCTTGAATTTGAAGAACAAAAGGCTCAAGAAAGTTTTAAAAGAAACGAAGAAATAAAACGCCTTTACTATCTTGAAGAATTCAGTCTAATGGACAGCGAGCTCAAAAATGCAACGTTTGATAATTTTAAAGTTGACACAGCTGAAAGACAAGCCGATTTAGATTTTATTAAGAAAGAAGCGCGTAAGTATATTAAAGGCGCTAAAAACAATATTATTTTGATTGGCGACTGCGGCGTTGGCAAAAGCCACTTAGCTTATAGTACCATTAAAGCGATTAGTGATTACAACAAAAAATTGGCTACAGTTATCAACGTTGTTGACTTGATTGCAAAGGTGAAAGAAGACTTTTCACTCGAAGCATATTACACTAACCTACTTTCTGGAAAAGATAAAAATGACAAAATTGAATATTTAGTCCTAGACGACCTTGGGACAGAAAAAACGTCAGAATGGTCATCAAACTTAATTTACAGCATTTTAAACAAGCGAACGAATACAATTATCACAACAAACTTGACACCGCCAGAAATTCAAAGACGATATGGGAAACGTATCTTTTCACGGATTTTCAAAGGTGTAGGCAAGGAACACGTTTATCAATTTAAAAACCAAACAGACGAAAGGACGAATTTATGGAATTAGAATTTTTATGGAAATTAGCTCATCAATTAGACAAAGAAACTTTCTTCGAAGTACATGATTTATTGGAAGAAATAACAAAAATTGGTGAAGACGATAACCTATTCGACCTGCTAGAAAGAAAACGAATATCGAATTTTGAAACTTTAGACGAATTTTCTTCAAAATTTGGTATAACGAAGCAAGGCTATTATCAATGGAAACGCACAGGGAATGTCCCGCACAAACATGTAAATAAAGTTGCTGATTATTTAAACATGAATCCAAAAGAAGCAACAGAATTGAATTTCAAAAAAACATATAATAACCAAAAGCATTAACGCAAAAGGTGAAAACATGAACGAACTAGAAATCAACATTTTGAATTACATCAAAAATCACGGCAGTTTTGAGCGACCAGTAACGCTGAGATTACTGAAAGCTGAATTTAACATTAGTGAGCGAGGCGTTAAAGAGGTCATAGAGCGCTTGAGATGCGAATTCAAACAGCCAATCATCGCAAGCCGTAGAACGAGGCGAGGTGGCTATTATTTACCAAAGAATGACATGGAACGCAACGTAGGTCTAATGCCATATAAGAAACAGATTTTAACATCGCAGAGAACGGTAACAGCTATCACATCAGTTGACCTCACTGAATACTGGAAAGGTTGGAAAATATGAACGAGCTGCTTATCCAGCAATTTGAACAAAATTATTACAACTACTCAAAGGAAATTAGAGACATGCTTTTAAAGCTAAATACAGAGGCTCTAATAGCGAAGTTAGCAAGAGACAGTAAAATGTATCAACTAAAGAAAATAGTTTACTAGAGGGGAAAATATGGACGTACAGAGCTTGTTAAATAGAATTAGCTTTCTAGAGGACGAAGTTAATCGCTGTTATGCTGAGCTCGAAAATTATGAAGTCAAAATCGAAGCATACGAAGATGCGCTATACGAAAATATATTGAATGATTTCAAGAAATATTTGAAGGAAACGAAAGGAAGACGCTAGATGCGATTATTTATTGACAAAGACATGAATTTGGTTGCTAAGTTTGGGGAATACACAAGCGCTGAATATTTTCATCAAAAGCTTGGCTACATTCAACTACCAAAATATAAAGAAGATGAACTGATTGAAGTTAAATGGCAAAGCTTTAATACAGAATTGGTTAATAAGATTGAAATTTTAATCAAAGAAGCTCTTGCAAATGAGCAAAGCCAATTTGAAACAGAAGACGTAAAAACATTAATCGATGAGAAACAGCGACAAATTCAAGAAGAACGTAAGCAACGACGCCAAAGCTATGACGTCGAAGAAAAATTGTGCGACATTATGCTGGAAAGGGTAACAAATGAGTAAACTTGTAGAAATTCAAGCTGAGCTTAAGGCACCTAAAAATCAACGAAATACTTTTGGAAAATATAACTACAGATCTGCAGAAGATATTCTAGAAGCCGTCAAGCCGCTATTGAAGAAACACGACGCAAAGATTATTTTATCAGACAAACCTATATTGGTTGGTGATTGGCACTATATTGAAGCGACAGCAAAATTTGTTTGTGGTGACGAGATTGAAGTCGTCACAGCTTACGCAAGAGAGCCACTAAACAAAAAAGGAATGGACGAGAGTCAAATTACAGGAACAGCATCAAGCTATGCCAGAAAATATGCATTGAACGGTTTGTTATTGATTGACGACACAAAAGATGCTGATACTGATGAATATAAGAATCAGACAAGCCAAAATTTAAATAATGGAAACAATAATCAATTTAAGCAATATATTTCAATCGAAAAAGCTAGACAGTACGAGAATGACATTAAAGCGATTATCGAAGCAACAGGGAAGAATGATGGCTCAATAATGATGGCATTGTTAAAACACGTCGGAGCGACAATGATTAAAAACATCACAACAGACAAGGCAAATGAAGCAGAAGCATTTATCGCAAAAATGAAAGAGAAAGCAGGTATCTAAAATGAATAACGTAAATTTAATTGGTCGATTAACTAAAGCACCAGAACTAAAACAAACGGCTGGTAACACAAGCGTATTAACAGGGACGCTTGCTGTGAACCGCGCATTCAAAAATCAAAACGGTGAACGTGAAGCAGATTTTATTAATATTGTGGCTTGGAGACAAACGGCAGAAATTATTGCTCGGTATTGTGGTAAAGGTTCGCAAATTGGAATTACTGGTCGTATTCAGACACGTAACTATGAAAATCAGCAAGGACAGCGTGTGTACGTAACTGAGGTCGTAGCTGAACATGTTGAATTGCTGGACAGTAAGAACGATAATCAGCAAGGGAAATCGAGCGGCTACAACCAGCAATCACAACAAAACGGCTATATGCAGCAAGGGAATTCAAATCCAATGGATATCTCAGATGACATGCTACCGTTTTAAGGGGGTATAGATGTTTTTAATTCCATTTGAACCAAAGCCACAATCAAGACCACGAGCCACAATCAGAGGACGACATGCGGCAGTTTATGAAGACCCTAAGATGATGAGATGGCGAAAGCAGGTTACAAATTATATTAAAGAGAATTATGACGGCGTTTTTTATGATTTACCGTTAAAGCTCGATGTAACTTTTTATATGAAAGCTCCAAAATCCTTGTCTGAACCGCCGAAACCTCGCTCAAAACAAAAGAAAAAAGATGAATACGCTAATTTTATCACAGAAAAAATTCCATACGATAAGAAAATTGATTTGGATAATTTAGAAAAGTCACTATATGATAGCATTTCAAAATCTGAAATCGTCTGGTCTGATGATTGCTTAGTTATTGAACATACTACAAGAAAAATATATAGTCCAAACCCAAGAATTGAGGTGAATATATTTTATTATGACAGCTAAATGCACAAAATATTTAAAAGGTAAAGACTATGCCGTTGGTTTAACAAGTAGAGGTTATATTTTCGAATTTAGTTTAGATGATTGGGAAGAGGTGACGAAATGGAGTTGGTCGGTTGACCCCAGAGGATATTTGGCAGCTACTGTAAATAGGCGCCATGAAACATTGCACAATTTTCTAATGAAGCCGTCTAAAGGCTTAGTTGTCGACCATATCAATGGTGATAAATTAGATAATAGACGAACAAATTTAAGGATATGCACACCTCGACAAAATTCGTTCAATAGTTGTGTTTCAAAAAATAATAAGCTAGGCGTAAAAGGAGTTTCTTTAACGCCTCACGGGAGGTATAGAGCAAGAATTATGGTAAATCGTAAAGAAATTCGCCTAGGACACTTTGAAAAAATAGAAGATGCCATAGCGGCTAGAAAGAAAGCTGAAAAGAAGTATTTTGGGGAATATGCCAGAAATTGAAATTGAGGAAGTTGAAGAATATGAGAATGATTAAAATGGCAAATAAACGAGCACCAAAATGTTGTGTTATCTGGAACGAACGACACGAAGAATGCTCGCTCGATGTATTGATGAAATTCAAAGAATGGACGCATAAGCACCATTTAAGGAGCAACGTCGAAATTGCAGAAATGCTTAATATTACACCGAATGAAGCAAGAAAATATCTTGATTTGGCCAAAATGCCAAAATATGACAGTGCAGTTTTAAAACGTATGAAGGTATTAATGAATGAGAGTAAAAACATATAGCTATCACGATATTAAAACAGGCAGACGATTTGAGGGGACGATAAGCGAGGCTGTGGAATATTTCGATGTATGCAAAAGCTCACTCGAAAAATGGAAAAAATCTGGTCGACTTGAGCGAAAACTGATTGGAAGCAAAGAAAACGATATTATGACAAATGGTGAAAAGATTTCTTCGCCAGAAGTTAAGCGTGTGTTAAATAGAGAGTTTATCCTTGCGTCTTTCAGGTAGCTAGTATAATTACATTTGAAACATTCTAAAACGCCATAGAGACAACGAGAAGGCGGTTTACGACGAATTGAAAATAGTAAACCATTTGATTTAGCTGGCAAATACAAATAGAAATAGATAAATTCAAAACAGATTTGAAAGAATTAGGGGAAAATATGAATAAACAAGAAGTAATTGAGAAAATAAAAAAAGAAAAAAGCCCTTTCAACTCGTGGGAAGACTTAAATCGTAATAACGCTTTAGACGTCGCATTAGACATTGTTGAAAAGCTTGATGAGCAGAAAAAGCCAGTGTTAACTGAAGAAGAAGCAGAATGGGTTGAGGGGCTTAAAGACGAGCAAAAACGCAGACCATTTTGGACAAAGTACAGCATGCTTTACTTCGTCACAAGAGCTGGATTTGGCTATGGTTTCTCATATGACAATGACCGCGAGGACAGAGAGGTTGAATTGAAACACTATTCTCATGTAATTCATGCAGAAAAAGAACGACTTACAAATGCTATTCTTTATGGTTATGAAATCGAAAAAAAGAAACTGTATACGGTTGAGATACCGAATCCGAACAAGATCGGAAACGAACGCAACGTGCTTATGAAAAATGGATTTAACCAAATTGTGATGTTAAGGGTTTATGACTATGATGATAATTGGAGAAATAATGAAGCTTATCAATTAACCGAGTCAGAAATCAAGAAAGATTTTGGCTGGGCGTTTAGATGGGCGAAAGAGGTGGAAAATGACTAATTTATGGGAAGAAACAATATCAGAGTTAACGATTCATGGCAAATCTTTTGATGATGTTAAATATATTCAAAGTTCAGATTTTGGAATTACAAAAGAAAATTTTGAACGAGTCGCAAAGAAGTCTAAATACCATTCAGGGTTTGGCGCTGCTGAAGTGGCAGATGATTTAGTTGTTGTTGGTGATAATTGGTGGATTGAACGTCACGAATACGACGGTAGCGAATGGTGGGAATATAAAGAAAAGCCAAAGCAAATTAGTGAAATTAAGGAAGTTAGTCGTCTTGCTGGCGGTATGTGGGACAAACTAGCTAAACTAAATAAAATCGAGGTAAAACGATGAAACGCTATCAAGTAGTCGGTTTTGAGGAAGGCAGCCCTGTATTTTGGTTCACTGTCATGGCGAGTGATTTTAGTGAAGCACTAAGGGCAATAGAAAAAGATTACTACATGACAGATATGACTTTTGACAAATTGGAAATTACGGAGGCAAAGGAATGGTTAAAAGATATATTAAAGTAACACCCGTTGAAGCTATTCAGGTAACTAAGTTTAATCACAAGAAAGTTGAAGAATTTGCTTTTCTGCAAAGAATTATTTTTGGCTATGGACCAATAAGACATTCGATTGATACTCTTGAGGGAAAAATGCGTTTCTCAGATGGTGATTATCTTATCAAGAACGAAACTGGCGAATGTTATGTATGCCGCAAAAGTATTTTCGAGAAAACGTATAAAGAGGTAGAATAGTGAAATTCTTAGATTTATTTTCAGGAATCGGCGCTTGCAAAGGTTTCCCTGATTGGGCGTTTGACAAAGCGCAAGAAGTGAATAGCAATAGCCAATTATATAAACAAGCTGGAAACAGCGTGACAGTGAACGTGATTAAAATCATAGCGGAAAGGTTAGACAAATGATTGAATTGAGAGATATTATTGATTTGTTCTATATGTCAAACAAAAACTCAATTATTATTGTTGATAATTGTGAAACGTTTGAATATGGTGAAGATGACATCACAGACAAACTATCACATATCGTTGATTTAATCGATATTAACGATGATAGGGTCAAAATTTATCTCGAAAATTATACAATACCTTTGTATAAATAATAAACAATAGCTAATTTCTGATAGCGTCTTTTAGACAGTGAGATAAAACGGAGGAAGACAATAATGAAGAATGAGGTTTGGAAACCTGTCAAAGACTATGAAGGATTTTACGAAGTATCAAATAAAGGACGTGTACGAAGCGTTGAACGTATAGATGCTCGTGGGCAACATCGAAAAAGTAAAATCATGAGTGTGAAAAAAATACAAAACGCTAAAAAAGTTACATTTTTCCGAGACGGAAAAAGCAAGACTTTTACACTAAAAAAACTTGTGGCAGATGCGTTTTTAGGAGAGCCAAAGTCTGACGAGAAATTAGTATGTGTTGATGGAAATCCGGATAACATTTGCGCTGAAAACCTAAAATGGCAAAAGAAAGCACAAAGAAAACGCAACATCTATCGTTTTGAAGATAATAAGACGGGCGAAGTTTTTGAAGGTTCAATTAGTGAATGCTGCGATGCATGGGGTTTGACCAAATCAGCTTTGCTTAATCGTACAAGCAGGGGGAGCGTAACGAAAACGTTAATCGGCGCGAAAGGCTTACGTACTTTCACAAACACTGAAACAGGTGATGAATTTTACGGAACGAAACAGCAAGCACTGGCCTATTTTCATATCAGTTGGTCAACACTATATGATCGCATCGATTCTGGGCTAATCACAATGTTCCCAGAGGACGAGGTTACAGACGACAGTGAAGATAAGATTTCAGACCCTAAAACCAAACGTCTGTTAACTCAATATTATATTAGAAAAATTAATGAATTAGGGAGTTTAGGAGAAGATTAATATGACAAATAATTTTAAAGAAGCAGATGAAATATTTCAAGAATTAATGAAAAAAGTCAACAACAAACTTGTAACGACAAACGGGCAAATTATCCGAGATGGTGAAGGGCACTTGCAAATCAAAGGAAAAAACAACATAACTAGTCCGAGCCATTATGTAACCGATAAAGGTTTCGAAGTGTTTGATGTTCAGGAAGCCTTCATTCAAGAATTAAAAGGGATGGCAGCAAGCTATTGGTGCAATGTTGTTAAATATATCTTACGTTTTCAAAGGAAGAACGGTGTGGAAGATTTGAAGAAAGCAAGATATTATTTAGATAAATTAATTAAAGAGGAGTCTGACAATGAATAAACAAGAATTTCAACAAACGATAAAAAATATGAAACCTCCAAAATTCTTTACTGCTATAACTCTTAACGAGGCTTATGAAGCAGGCTTTGAAGAAGCAAAAGGCAACGCTTTATGTAATTCTTGCTTTCTTAATGAGCCAGAAAAGCCTGTAGTCCATCAATTTGTGGCGGATTGGTATGAAGAAAATAAAGGAGACCTCGAATATAACTTATACAAGCTTTGTATAGACTTCCGTGAACAGAAATTGTGTGCAGGTTTGCATGGATGGTTTAATGATGATAATAACAAATGTATAGAGACGCTTGTGAAAATGAAACTTTTCGGATATGAAGTTGAGCATGAGCAACAGTATGTGGTAGCTATTCCAGATGATGGGAGAAATGGATTTATTCAATTATGGAAGAGTAAAGAAGGGAAACTTTTGTTTAATTTTGCAGATAAAATAAGATACGGGAAAGTGCACTTGCTCACAGAGCAAGAAATCAAACAGAAGGATGAACGTTTGTGGCAATTTGCGAAAGAGGTTATAAAATGAATAAAAAAGAAGCAATTAAAAAACTCCACTGTAAGAAAAATCAGGCTGAAAATACATATGCTCCAAATAACTGGGGTAAGGGTCATAAAAATGGATTATGCGAAGGACTTAAAGATTCTATCAAAGTTGTTGAACAAATTGATGAACCAGAAAAACCAGTTGTTCCACAATTCGTTGCAGACTTCTATGAATCAATCAAAGATGATTTTGAAGTTGGAGTATACGATCTTTGTGTAAATCTTTATACTTGTAATCTGGAAGGTAAGATAAAATATTGGTTCGACTGTGATGATAATAAGCCAATTGAGACTCTTGCTAAGATGAATCTTTACGGATATGAAGTTAACAAAGATAAGTTGTATACTGTTGAACTACCAAACAATGGTGGTTACTACCATATTATCCTTACACGGAATGCAATAGGAGAAATTAAACTTATCAGCTCTGAAAATGTTAATTGGAAAGAATCAGATTATACTCAATTGACAGAAGCTGAAATCAAGAAAGATTTTGAGTGGGTATTTAGATGGGCGAAAGAGGTGAAAGAATGAATAAACAAGAAGCAATTGAACTAATTAAAAATTTAGGTACACTTAAAATAAACGATACAGTATCACATCAACGAATTGACATGGTTGATAAGAACAAGGTATTAGGTATTATCTCCCAAATCCACGAACAGAAAAAAGTCGTAGTACCACAATTTGTTGCGGAATATATTGAATATTGTAAGTATGAGAAATTTTATGCTCTACATGGTGCGTATGCTGATATGGACGACAGATTGACATTTTGGCGTTTTAAGGGTAATAATAGTGAATTATTTGCAAAAGCTTGGTTATATGGCTATGAAATTGAGAAAGAAAAATTGTATACAGTTGAAATACCGAATCCGAATGGTGATGAATATAGCAGAACATACCTAGGAAAAAATGCAAGTGGGAAAGTAGAGGTGTATAACTGGATTAGTTGCACGTCAATCGATTTCGCTGACGATTGGAAAGAATATAACAAGAACCAGCTCACCGAAGCTGAAATCAAGGAAGATTTTGAATGGGCATTTAGATGGGCGAAAGAAGTGGAGTAAAATGATGGAAGAAATTTGGAAAGTTATAGAAGATTCTCCTAATTATTCAGTTTCCAGTTTTGGAAGATTTAGAAACAATAGAAACGGTAAAATATTAAAGCAAAGCGTCCACAGAAATAAGGGTTATTGTTGGGTTACTTTAACATCAATTTCTAGCGGAAAAAGAAAAACCTATCAAGCACATTCTTTGGTTGCTAAATATTTTTGCCAAAACCCACACAACTATATAGAAGTTAATCATATAGATGGAGATAAGACAAATAATCACCCCAAAAATTTGGAGTGGGTAACACGAAGTGAGAATTTGAAACATGCTTATAAACTTGGATTAAGACCAAGAAAAACTAAAGCTACAGAAAGTAATAAGAAGAAATGTTTTGTAAAAATAAAGGAAACAGATGAGATATTAGAGTTTGAAAGTATGACTCAAGCATCATATTACTTTAACAAAGCACAAACTTGGGCATGTGGAGTTGTTAGAGACGGCGGAGAAACAAAGAAATATGAAGTATGGCAGTTTGCAAAAGAGGTGAAAGAACGAACATAACTCTTGAAGATTATTTGGAAAATCATGCATTTTGTGATTGTGAAGGAACTGATGCTGCAATTATCATTGAAAAGGCAGGCACAAAATATAATCTTGAAAAAACCGACATTGATGATTTTTATGGTGATTATGTACACAGCGCTGAAGTAAGCATTGACGGAAATGAGTTCGGTGTGTGGCTTCGTGTAGTGGTTGAACTGGAATAACAACCAACATTAGGGCAATGATAACCATGAAATTAATGAGGTGGAAGAATGAATAAACAAGAAGCGATTGAAAAAATAGAAAGTAATTCATTAAACATTGGGAATAATGATTTAGTTGTGGGTTTAGATGTCGCAAGACATATAATCAATCAGATAGACGAACCGCAGAAAGTGGTTGTTCCGAAATTTGTGGGTGAGTGGGTTGATGATTCAAGGGAGTGCTGTTTCGATTTTGACGAGTGGTTTGATTGCGGAAACCAACCATCAAAAGTATATGATTGGTTAAATTCAGAAAACAAAAGACAAGCAGAATTAAATGCACTTGCACTTGTAACATTGATTGTAAATGGCGCTAATGCTGTAGAGATTGAACCAGATAAACTGTATACGGTTGAGATAGCAGATGCTATTCTTACTAAAATTACAAGAGGGCGTAATATTCAGTATAAGATGTTACCATTCAAAGATGTTTCTGGTTTTTTTGACAAGGCTATTTATAATACTAAGCTAACCGAACAAGAAATTAAAGAGACTGATGAGCGTTTGTGGCAGTTTGCGAAAGAGGTGAAAGAATGAGAGAATTATTAAAAGAAATTTTAAAATGTAGAGAGACTTCTGAAATTCCTAAAAAATTACTAAATGCTTTGCTCAACCCAGATTCACGAGAACACATTTTACAATTAATAAATGAAAAAAAGGATGATAAAGTTATTGATATCTTTCGAGATATGTTTCAAGAAGAACAATCTAATCGAAAAGAATTGAAACAAGATTATACTCCAGATGGGCTTTCAAACTTACTAGCAAAACTTTCTGGTAACACTAAAAATCTTGCAGACGTATGTTCTGGAACAGGTTCTCTTACCGTTGCGTTTCTAAAAGCGCATCCAGAAGTTGAGTTTGTAAGGTGCGAAGAGTTCTCTGCTCAGCCAATTCCATTTTTGCTTTTAAACTTAGTATTAATGAATGTAGATGGTGAAGTTATTCATGGTGATAGCCTTACACAAGAAGTTTTCACGGTATACAAGCTGAAGCGATCAAAAAACTTTAGCGAAATTCAAATAGCTGAAAGTCCAAACAACGAAATTCTTTTTGATACTGTTATATCAAATCCTCCATATTCGCTAAAATGGAATCCTACCAATGGTGAAAGGTTTGAAAAATACGGTTTAGCACCAGCTTCGAAAGCTGACTTCGCTTTCGTCTTACATGCTTTATCGCTTTTAAAACCAAGCGGAAATCTGTTTGAAATTTTGCCACACGGAGTATTGTTTAGAGGGGCGAAAGAAGGGAAAATCAGAGAGCACCTTTTGGAAGACAGTGTCATTAATTCTGTGATAGGGTTGCCAGAAAAATTATTTCTTAATACATCTATTCCAACTGTCATTTTAAATTTAAAAAAAGAACGCAATACAAGTGATGTCTTGTTTATAGATGCAAGTGATGAGTTCAAAAAAGGCGGGAAGCAAAATATTTTAGAACAAGCTAATATTGAACGAATTGTAGACGTATACAATATCCGCAAATCTGTAGATAGATTCGCTTATCTTTGTTCACTGAGTGAGATAAAAGAAAATGATTTTAATTTAAATATTCCTCGCTATGTTGATACTTATGTGCCAGAAGACCCAGTAGATTTAGAACAGGTATTTAGTGAATGGCTGCAAGTTAAAAAAGAGATTTCAGAAGCTGAAGAAAAATTACTGGATATGTTTTCTGAATTAGTACCGACAGACAAAAGCAACATTGGAAAAATGAACAGAGAGAAAGAAATGTTTGCGACAATTATTAACACGGATAAACAAAAAGAAAGGAATGCTGACGAAGACCAGCTTACATTGTTTTAATGGTATATAAAAAAGTCAAATTGTTGGATATCGCAAGTATCGAGCGATCTAAAAACAAAGAGTATTCTTCAGGAATCACTATCGTTCAAATAAGTGCAACGAGAGGACAAGTTGAATATGTCGATGAAGATATGATAATAGGAAGTCGTTACGTAGTATTAAAACCTTGTAATAAAATTGATTCAAAATATTTTTATTTCGCAGTTAAAAATAGCGCAGACGAATTTTTTTATAAATTTCAAACTGGATTGAATATGAAGATTGAGGAATTTAAGCATATGGAATTATATATTGAAGACGATATCAATATCCAAAAGGAACAAGTCGAAAATATGGAAGTAATCGAGCGTTCCATCTTTCTATCTGAACAAGAGCTAAGCGAAGTAAAGGAATTTAAGAATACAATGCTATCTAAAATATTTTGTAGTTAATAAAATTATTGAAGTGCTAACAAAAGTTAGCCCTTTTTTATTTATGTGTAAAATAAATTATTTTATAAAAAAATGAAAAAAGTGTTGACAAAGTACAAAATATTATATATAATAAATATATAAAATAAATAAAGGAAAAAACAAATGATTGAATTAAGAGACATTATTGATTTAATTTGGACAGAAGATACACCAATTTATATCTTCACAGCAGAAAAAGAAAAGTTTGATTTTGGTGAAAGTTATATTCCACCAGAAGTACTAAAAAGCACTGTTGCAGAAATTAGCATTTATAATGATGGTATGGTGGAAATTGAATTAGGAGAATAAATATGAATAGGAACAGAGTAGCAATGTTTATGGGAAAAACTATGTCTAATCTAAAACTGGACATAAATGAATTTGCAGAGTTTCATGAAATTATTAGCTTTTCAGTTGTTTCAGATACAACTCAAAATGGTGTTTATGGTTACAAGGCACTGGTACTTTATAAAGCTTAATGACTCACAATGGTACTAGCAAGGTTTACAAGTTTATTAAAAGACTAAGTATGAGCGAGGAGGAATGAAATGCAAGAGATTTGGAAGCCGATTGAAGGATATGAAGGGCGATACGAAGCATCAAATACGGGATACATTAAGAGTATTGAACGAGACGTTCTGCGAAAGGATGGCAAAAAATACCACAGGAAAGAACGGATTTTGAAAACTTGGGTGGACAGAGGCGGTTATCTACAAGTTAGTTTATATGATAAAAAAAGAAAAAAGAAAACGTGCAAAGTCCATCGTCTCATTGGTTTGACGTTTCTTAGGCAGGTCGAAGGCAAAGACGAGATTAATCACATTGACGAGGATAAGACGAATAACGCAGTTTGGAATCTAGAGTGGTGTACACGTAAGGAAAATAACAATCACGGAACACATAATGAGCGGATGGGCAAGGCTCATAGCAAACCTGTCGCGCAATACACGAAAGGCGGGAAGCTCGTCAAAACATGGGCGTCTACGATGGAAGTCGAGCGGAAACTGGGGTTTAGTAATAGTGGCGTCAGCAGAGTAGCTCGAGGAAAACGCAAAACGATGTATGGTTATATTTGGAAATACGTTTAAAGGAGAAGTAATGAAAACGTGTGTTAGGTTACAAAAGATTAAAGCAGGGAGATGATGGTTGTTTCCTAGTCGGCAACCTAGCACCTACCTTTTCTACTAAACTCAGTTGCCACATTGGTTTTAGACCAGTTCGAATCTGGTCGTGGTATTAACCCAAAATAAAATATGAATAGAGGTGGTATGAACCACTTCTTCTTACAAAAATTAGTACACAGCTGATAGGGTCATTGGGTTACTTATTGGCAAAACATAGCGAAATTAAAAACAGAAAAGAGGTACTTTGATATTATTTTCTTTTAATTGTGATTTGAAATTATCGCTAGTTTCAAAACACAAAAAAAGCCCAGCTCACGCAAGGCTTTTGTGGGATAAATTCGTTAATATTATTATACCACGAGGAAGCTAGAAATGAGCAAGGCATCACAACTACTTGACGAACTACAAAACTTAGACACAGACATCCAAAGCAGAATCGACGAAGTTAGAACGCTTGAAGCTGGATTATTATCTAGTCCAAAATGGTCTAAAGACAAAATTAAAGGCGGTAAACCAACAAAAGTCGACGATGTATACGCACAGCTTATTGTTTTAAAAGAGTCAATCGAACATGACACTAACGACATTATTAATCGCAAGCTTGAATTGAGTAGATTAATCAACAAGGTATCTAATCCAAAAGAGCGAGCTATTTTACGCATGACGTACATTCTAAAACAATACCCAGAGGAGATTATGGAGCATTTAGGAATCAGCCAATCAACTTATTATCGTCTGCGCAAGCATGCGACTGAAGAAATTGATATTTTTTTAGAGTCATGACAAAAAATGGGAATAAGTGGGAATAAATGGCATAAAAAAGGGGAATCTGGGCGTGCATGGGGGTTTTAATGTGTTATTATGGTATTATCAAATAATAAAGATATGAGGTTCGAGACGAGCCTCTATTTTTTATGCAAGGAGGTGGTGGAAAATCACTAAATTAACATTAAAGCAGCAGAGATTTGTAGACGAGTACATCATCTCTGGAAATGCAACGGATGCAGCTATAAAAGCTGGATATGCTAAAAAAGCTGCTTATCAGTCTGGGGCGGAGAACCTCAAAAAACCTCAAATAAAAGAAGCTATAAAACAAAGGCTTGCTGAATTAGAAAAACATAAAATCGCAACAGCTGACGAGGTTTTGCAAGTGTTTACAAGTATTTTAAGGCAAGAACTCACCGAAGAAGTCACTGAGCTTGACCAATCGACTGGTACATTCGTGACAATCGAGAAGAAACCGTCAATTGCTGAGGTGATTAAAGCAGGCAGCGAGCTTATGAAACGTTATCCAACTAAACTCGAACTTCAAAAGCTTAAACTTGAAATTGAAAAACTCAAATCTCAAGTTGGCGGAGATGAGGGACAAGATGAGAAAATTGCTGATTTTCTTGAAAAAGTTAAGGAGATTGTGACAGATGACAGTTGATTTAAGCGGTCTGTACACGCCTAAACAGCTTTCTGTACTCAAATACATCTGGACACACGATTGGTTCATTTGTGGCTTACACGGTGCTAAGCGAGCAGGTAAGACGGTAGTCAATAATGACACGTTTATTTCTGAACTGAAGCGAGTTCGTAAGATTGCCGACAAACTTGGTATTGACGAGCCAATGTACATTTTAGCTGGAACATCTAGCACTTCTATTCAAAATAACATCTTGCAAGAGCTTTATAACAAATATGGCTTTGAACCTAAATACGATAAGCATGGTTCATTTACGTTTTGCGGTGTTAAGGTTGTTCAAGTGTACACTGGTTCGATTTCTGGGCTCAAACGTGCTCGTGGTTTCACTGCTTTCGGTGCATACGTCAACGAGGCATCACTTGCGAATGAAGTTGTGTTCAAGGAAATCATCTCTCGTTGTTCTGGTGAAGGTGCCCGCATTGTTTGGGACAGTAACCCAGATAACCCGAATCACTGGCTTAGACGTGATTACATTGGTAAAAACAATGGTAAGATTATCGATTTTAGCTTTAAACTTGATGATAACACGTTTTTAAGTCCTCGCTATATAGCTTCTATTAAAGCCGCTACACCGTCTGGTAAGTTCTATGACAGAGACATAGACGGTAAGTGGACAGTGGCAGAAGGGGCAATATATAGCGATTATGACGCAAATATTCATGAAGTTGATGAATTGCCTCGGATGGTTCGATATTTTGGCGGTATCGACTTTGGTTATGACCACTTCGGTTCGATTGTAATTGTTGGTGAAACGTCAGGCGGTAAACAATATTTGGTTGACGGCATTTCAGAGCAATACAGAGAGATTGCGTGGTGGACAGACAGAGTAAGAGAGTTTAAAACAAAGTACGGCAATATTACGTTTTGGTGCGATTCGGCACGTCCTGAACACGTTGCGCATTTACAAAATGCTGGATTTGACGCAAGAAACGCAAATAAAAACGTCATTGCCGGTATTGAAAGCGTGGCTAAACGTTTCAAAGAACGCACATTGTACATTAAACGAGGTGTGATTCCTCGCTTTTTCGATGAAATTTATCAATACAAATGGAAACCAAACAGCGTTAAAGATGAACCCCTCAAGGAATACGATGACGTGCTCGACTCGTTAAGATATGCAATATATTCAGACGAAGTGACAAGGAAACAGAAAAACAATGGCAACCAGTTCGATACGCTTCGTGCTGGTTTTGGATTGTAGAAAGGAATTTAAATGGCTTATACAGAAACATTTGTCGATAGCACGGGTCAAACACATACATTAAAACCTCGCTTTCATCGACAAGCAAGAATGCGTTATCGAGCAGAGAGTTTAGAAGAATTGTTTGCAGATGATTTTAAGCTTTTGAAACAATATATCAATCATCATCAAACAGTACAACGTCCACGCATTCAAGAATTGCTTGACTATGCAGAGGGAAACAACCACACTATTCTAGAATCCGAACGACGCAAAGACCAAGACATGGCAGACACACGCGCCGTTCATAATTTTGGTGAATATATTGCTACATTCAAGCAAGGTTATCTAGTTGGGAATCCTATTCAAGTTTCTTATGATGATGCGGGCAACGAAAGTGTTATCAGATTTTTAGATGAGATTTCAAAAAATAATAGTTTTCATCAATTAAACCGTTCACTTGTACTTGACCTATCTAAGACAGGTCGTGCCTATGATTTAGTTTATCGTACGCAAGAAGACGAAACAAAAGCAGTAAAACTAGACCCAACATCGACTTTTGTTATTTATGACATGACCAAAGAAGAGAATAGCCTCGTCGGTGTTAGATATTATGACAAAAACCAATTCTCGAATAACCAAAAAATTATCGAGGTGTACACACCAGATGAAATCCTGATTATTGATTCATCTAAAGACTTTAAAATTATAGACGAAGCACCTCATTTTTTCGGAACGGTTCCATTAACTGAATATCTTAACAGCTCAAACGGTATAGGTGATTATGAGTCTGTGTTGTCTCTAATCGACTTGTATGATGCCTCACAGTCAGATACAGCCAATTATATGCAAGACTTGTCAGATGCAATTCTAGCCATTATAGGCCGTGTTAGTTTTCCAGCTGATTGTGATACAGCCGAGAAACAAATTGAGTTCATGCGTAAAATGCGCAAGGCTCGTTTGCTAAACTTAGAACCACCAGTTGATGCTAACGGCAATGAGGGTTCCGTCGATGCTAAATACTTATACAAGCAGTACGATGTTAACGGCACCGAAGCTTATAAGAATCGTGTTATTGATGACATTCATAAAATCACAAACACGCCAGATTTAAGTGATGATAATTTTTCAGGCACACAATCTGGGGAAGCGATGAAGTGGAAAATTTTTGGCTTTGACCAGAAACGTGTTGACATGCAGGCACTTTTTGAAAAATCGCTTAAACGTCGATACAAATTGATTGCTAGAATCAGTGAGACTCTAAAAGAAATTCAAAACTTTGATTTGTCAAAAGTACGTGTAACATTCGTTCCTAATTTGCCAGCAGATGCCTCAAGCGTCGTTACAAATGCTAAAAGCTTGTACGGGGTCGTTAGTGATGAAACTGTGTACAGTATGCTGCAATCAGCGACTGGGGTTGATGGCCAAACGGAAATGGAACGAATTGAAAAACAACAACAAAATTCAAGCTTGCTGTCAATTCAATTAGAAAAAAATAGTCGCTTGTCTGACAAAGATTTGAATGAGGAAGACGAAAACAATGGTGAACAAGTACTGGAAGAAAAGGATTAGAGCGGAACAGCTAGCTAAAATCGAACGTGACGCATCCTTGGGAGATGAGTTTAATCGTCTATACAATTATCATTACAAGGAAATCGAGAAGGAAATACAAGCTTTTTATAATCGTTATGCTGATAAGAATGGCTTGTCGATTGAAGAGGTGCGAAAACAAGTTGACAAAATGGACGTCAAGGCGTTCGAAGAGAAAGCTAAGCGGTACGTAGCCGAAAAGAATTTTTCTCCAGAAGCCAACAGAGAACTCGGCATATACAATCTCAAAATGAAAGCCAGTCGACTAGAATTGTTACAGTGCCAACTCGATTTACAATTAATTGCATTGGGCAATGATGAACAGAAACAAACCAAAGATTTCATCACTAAAGACTATATAAACGAAATCAAAACGCAAGCTGGGTTACTTGGCAGGTCAGTCTTAACCGAGAAAGAAATCACACAAACAGTTAAAACACTGCTGGATACACCTTTCAAGGGTGCAACGTGGTCTGATAACATTTGGGAACGCCAAAACGTTTTGAGGCAAATCGTTGCAAAAATGACGGAAGAATACCTTTTGAAAGGAAAAAACCCAACGACTTTCATCAGTCAACTTAGAAAAGAATTCGACGTTTCTGTGAGCCAAGCTAAGCGTCTTGCGGTGACCGAAGGTGCAAGGGTGATGACGGAAGCGCAAAAACAATCATTTACAGCAAACGGTTATGAGGAGTACGAATACATCGCAGAACCAAGCGCTTGTCCGCATTGTGCAGCTTTGAGCGGAAAAATCTTCAAAGTTAAAAATATGATGCCGGGAGAGAACGCGGCACCAATACACCCTCATTGTAGATGTTCAACTGCTGCTCACTACTCAAAATCGCAAGAAGAATATGAAGCTATGCTTGATAAATCAAGAGAAACACCGCTGGGTGTACCGATAAACTGGGAAAAATAAGAATGTGAGGTTTTTTATGATTTGGAATTTACTTAGTTTTACTTTTGGGCTTTTGCTATTTTTGCTTTTAGCATTAGCTATTTGTGTTTCAATTGGTCTATTGATTGTTTTTATCATTGGCATTTTCAAAGGTCTGAAAAACGGACTTAAAAACAATAACTGAAGTCGTATTTTATACGGCTTTTTTATTCTGGGGAACGTAGCAAAGAGGTTAATGCGGCAGACTTTTAATCTGTAGGCGCAGGTTCGAATCCTGCTTTTCCCCGTTGACTTGGCTGGTCGTTAAATAAGCCAAATAAACATCACTAGCGTGGCTTGTTAAGTCCTGAATAGAATTACATTAAATAGAGACTAGAGGGCGTGAGACGTCCGTTCTCGTGGCTCTATGCATGCGCTGGAAATTTAGGGTGACACAAGACTAGCATGGGAGGAATTAGAAAATGGAAAAACAACAACTTTTAGCATTAAACGCTCGAAATTTGCAATTGTTTGCAGATGGTGGTGAATCTGGAGGGACAGACACTGGCGGAAACGATAGCGATTTTAATAACGATGTAGAAAATAATGATGCGCACGAAACAGACCCAGCGTTTGAAGTTCCTAAAACTCAGTCAGAACTTGATAGCATTATCAACAAGTCAAATCAAAAAGCTCTAGACAACTACAAAAAAGGCGAAGCACAACGTATTCAAGACGCAATTGCAGAGGCTCTTAAGAAAGAAAAAGACTACTCACAGTTATCTGAAGAGGAACGTGCCAAACGTGAATTTGAAGATAAACAGAAAGCATTCGCTGAAGAAAAAGCTAAATTTGAACGTGATAAGCTGGTCATTCAAGTCGAAAAGGATTTAGTTTCAAAAGGTTTACCAGCTGAATTTGCAGAATTGTTTGCTTTAGACAATGCTGAAAATTCTTTGAAAAAAGTAGGAGAGTTCGAAGCTGTCTTTAATCAAGCGGTAGCTGAAGCTGTTAAAGTTTCCTTACGTCAAAAAGCACCTGGTATCGGTGCTTCAAGTGTTAAACAAACAAATTATGGTGCTAACTTAGCTCAATATGCTAGTGCTAGCAGCAAGAAACTTTTTTAAAAGGAGGGGCATGATATGCCAAAAACATTTTTCGGAAACACTGAAATTCTTCACAACACACCTTACGAAGCCATTTCAGTCTTGGTTGACAAAACAACAACAGGTACAGTCGTTGAAAATGGTCGAACTATTCTAAAGGCTGGGGCCATCTTATCTGGGGACGGTGCCTCAATCTTTGCAGACCGCACTAAAAAAGTAAAAGTTGAAACAAATCCGTCAGAAGCAACATATGTTGACGGAATTCTGCTTTACGATGTTGACGTAACAGAGAAAGACGCAGTCGCTTCACTTGTTTATCGTGGTACTTTGCGAGAAGATAAAATCGGTTCAGGGACAGTGGACGCAAACGTCAAATCTAAACTATCTCATATTCAATTCGTGAAAGGAGCTTAATAATATGCCATTAATTTATGATACAGTAACAGCCTCAAACATTGCTGGATATTGGAACGCACGTCAACAAGAAGTTGACTCAACTATCGGAGAAAAATTATTCCCAGCTCGCAAACAACTCGGACTTAAGCTTGCACTCGTAAAAGGCTCAGCTGGTCTTCCAGTTGTCTTGAAACCATCTGCGTTTGATACAAAAGCAACACTTCGTGAACGCATGAACGTCACTCTAGACGAACAAGAAATGCCATTCTTTAAAGAGTCATTACTCGTCAAAGAACAAGACCGTCAACAATTGAACCTTATCGCTCAAACTGGTAACCAAGCGCTTATTAATACAGTTGTTTCTGGTATCTTTGATGACACGGCAACGTTGCTATCTGGCGCTCACGCACGACTTGAAGCAATGCGTATGCAAGTGCTCGCAACTGGTAAAATTGGCGTTATTTCAAACGGTGTTGCACAAGATTTTGATTATCATGTAGACCCTGACCACAAAGGAACAGTAACGACTTCTTGGACAGATCTAGCAACATCAACACCACTTGCAGATATCGAAGCTGCAGTCAGCGCTTTGGAAAACCTCGAGATCGGAAGAGC